AGCCGCCATGGCCACTGCAGTCGATTTGCCGACGCCGTGGCCAGAGCGAACAGTGACGCGCCGTACCGCCGGAGCGGCGATAGCGTCTAACAGCTCCGTTTGCCACTCGTCAGGCTGGATCCCGATGACCTCTTGAGCAAACGCGACGGGGTCGTCACGGTATCGCTGCATCAACGTGATGAACGGGTTTTCCTGAGATTTTTTTTGCGTGATCATGTTAACACCTGTTTTTGTAAAATTTTTTGACGGGGAGGTGTGATGGGGTCATGTGCATTTGCACCGGCCCGATCGAACAAAGGGGGGGTCCGAAAGCGATCCGGAGGCCGAGGTATGCAAAAACCGCATGGCTAAAGCAAAGTCGTATAAGATGAATTATGTTAAATTCGTGATTATCTATGTGAAAAGCGTTACTTTTCAACGACTTACAGGAGATGCGTATGAACAATAACCTATGCACTACGCGCAAACCACAACATCTAGTGTTCTTGCTGCAGCGCGGCAACAATTCCGGTTGCAATTGAACGCTTGTTCAGTTACGCGCGCACGCGCGTGCGCGACTGTGGACCGATCCGCGTTTTCGCGCTCAACCATCGCTCACGTCCTCCGCCTCACCGTCGATCACGTCGCCAAGCAACGCAGCCGCTTGCGCGTGCAAGTCGTTGACGCTGATGTTGATTGCGACGTCACGCTGCCTCGTATCGTACTGAGCGTTCAGCTTAGACGCCATCCACTTGTCCGTATCGACTTGCAAGCGAGACACGTTGACTGTCGCAGGGTCAGCGTTCTGCGCAGTCTCGACCGCTCGCTCGGCATAGTAGTGACCAGCCTCAAGTTGTGCGGCGTGATATCTGTCACGCCGTCCAACCTTCGCGTCTAACCACGCGCCGAATATCTTGTACCCAATGTTATGCTCACGCATGATCTGTCGCACGCTCTTACCTTGCGCGATATCTTCGAGGATCTGGTCCTCTCCAATCTTCTCTAGCTCAGCGACCTTCGCCTTACCGACTGCCTTTACCATGGTATCTCATCTCCACCTAAGTCCCAGTTAATCCGGTCATCGCCGTCACGCACCATGCGCGTCACCTTTGCGTCCGGAAATGCGTTGAATGCATTGTTGAGAAATGTCTCGGTCCAATCGAACCTGATGATACGCGCGGCATCCTCAAAGCTATACACAATCCACTTTGGATGCTCGCGCCGCAACTCTGCCCACCCATGCAATGCGAAGCACACGATATCTCCGTCGATCTCCACACAATACGCATGAGGCGGTAGCGGCTTATGCCCTGCATCCATCGCAGACTTCTCCAGCACGTCCCACGCTCTCATAAGCTGCGTCGCAATCTGATTTGTGCCGACGACATCATTACTCATGACACGGTCGTGCAGCGCTTCATACGCAGCCTCAAACCTCCCCGCCAGATCCGGATGCACAAGGTTAGGCAACGTATCACCCCACTTCGCTATCTTCTCCTTAGCCTTTTCATCTAGTGGACGTAACTGCCCCCAGACGCCAGCACTGATCTTAGTACCATGATCCGCCAGCGTACCCTTCGCCTTGGCGTCCTTGTAGTTCACTCTCTTCTTAGCCATGATATTCCTTCCTCTTTCCTCACTTACTTTTCCTAGCCTCACCTCATCCTCCTTACCTGCATATAATATATGCAAGTAGTAAGGAGGAAGGTTGAAACGCTAATTCTCCTAGCCTTCCTCACCTTTCCTCACCACAAGTTAGGAAGGTTAGGATTAGTGTATCGTGCCATTGCTACCCTCTAGAAGGAGCGCCTGATTAAGCGCCTTGGCCATAGACACATCTATGTCGATGCCCTGCAGCACCTCCATTACGAATGCCAAGTCAAGCGCCGCTGATGACATCATTGGCATTTCATCTGCGCACCACTCGATCGCGGCGCCTCCGATTTCCTCGTCCCATACGATGCGCCCAAGCTCCAGCTTGTTTTCGTCTTCTTCGATTTCACGTATTGGCATTGTCATGTGTCACCTCCTTAAAGTTAGACATGTCAAAGTATAGCATAGGCTCGTAGTCTTGTGGATCGTCACGTCGATCGCTGCCTCCGAAGTCCACATAATTATTTGGGTCATCCGGCGGCAGCTTACACATCGCCAGCTTATCGCTGAACTGCACGGCTAGGTAACACGGCAAATTTGTGGTCGCCGTGAGTTGCTGCGCCATGAGAACCTTGTGCAGCGAGATCATGTATGTCGGGTACTTCATCATAGGCGTCTTGCGCTGCCTCGCCTCGACGAAGCCGATTGCCTTGCCATCCTTCCACGCCATGAAGTCTAGCTGCAGCTTGATCGGCATCTTACGCAGCAAGCATCCGTAGCGCTTCTCAATTATATTTTGGATCCGGCGCTCGTTTGCTAAGTCTTCTTTGGTTTCGTACATTGGCCTATTCACTGTCCCACCTCCGATGCTCTGATCCACTCCCCGACGTATACCGCCGGACGTTCTTTACCTTGTCGCTTGTCATGCCAATCCTCCTTGCGTAGCACGTCTGTCTTTATCCATGTCTCAAGTATTGACTTAGCCTTCGCCTTTTCGTGCGGCTTCTCCAAGTCTAGATCCAGTATCGACGCAACCGCAGCCCCCGCCCAATTCGCGGCGCTCGCCTGCGCGCTCCACAGGAACGGCTCGTCACGCTCCGCCCGCGCCGCGACCATGCGCTGCATGTCCATTGCGTGGCGCACCGATACGCCGTCGAACAGGTCAGGCATTTTGAACGGCACACACACGCCCACCCACTCGCCGTTTGGCAGCTCCACGCCCTCCATACGGCGGTACAGAGCCTTATCTGCCGGCGGCGCTAGGTTTGCCTTGCCGTCGTCAACCCTGAACAGGCCGCGCGCATCTTCTTCGCTAATGCCGATTTTCTTTACCTGTTCGCTGGTAACCTTGTTTATGACGCGCGCCGCACGGGCTGCACCGATCAGAGATCCGGCGCCGCGCACGCTATCAACTGTGACTTCGTCGCCGTTTGTCTTGCGTACATGGTGCGTCAACACAATCGCAGCTCCGGTCTGATCCGCGACCCAGCGCGCTGCGGCGACGGCTTTGTTCATCTGCACGTTGTCGTTTTCGTTGATGTCATTGAAGCCAACCCACGGGTCGATGAAAACCATCCCGATGTTGTGACGTTTTATTTTTTCGACCATGTACTGCAGCATGTCTTCGTCTGTCAGGATGCCGTCGCGGGTACTTATCGCAAACTGGATGCCAAGCTCACGTCCGGCGTCAAGAAACAGCTTCCCGCGTATATCCTCCGGCTTGATGTTGTACTTGATAAAGATTGCCGCATATCTGCGCTGCATCTCCTCCAGCGGATCCTCGCCGTTGATGACCCAGACGTTGACGCTCTCATGCACGGCCTCCTCTAGCAGCGGCTTGCCTGTGCAAATTGCAACGCTCTCCACGTTCTGCATAGACGTCTTACCGACGCCGCCCATTGACGCAAGCACGCTGACGTAGCCTCTGATGTAGTGGCGCCCGTAGATCCAGCGGCGTGGCGGGATTGACGCAGGGTCAACAAACTCGAATTCTGTTGGCCACTGGCGCTCAAGCTCTTTTTGTTCTTGCACCTCAACTTTGTATGGTTTAGCAGTTGCGAGCGCTTCACGCAGCTTGTCTTTTCCAAGAGCTCGGAGATAATCGTTGGCGTCGGACACGCCTTCGATGTCAAGTGCGTTGAAGCGCACGACATACACCGCGGTGCTACCGTCACCGGACAGGACGTCGGCACATTTCTCCACATCCAAATCCGGATCCGCGCAGATCGTCACATCTGACGCCCGCGGCGGCACATACGTCGCCATACCAGCCTTGCCAAACGTACAGATCACCGTCGCCTCGTCCCCACACGCCTGACGCACGCTGAGCGCGTCCTCTGGCCCCTCTGTGATGATGATTGGCCTGTCTGGCTGCATCTCGTTTATCTGCATCACATTGCCAGCTATGACGCCGCGTGAATACTTCACAATGCCGTTGTGCTCGCGCTTCTTTCCGTCTTGCGTTAGAAGTACGCCCTGAATTCCTTCGACATCTCCATCTGGCGTGAACGCTGGAAAGATAATCGCCGGACCTTCGTGGAAATTTGGGTTGTACCGCGCCACGCCTACCACCGTAGACGCCTTGAGCGCGCGTGAGCGTAGATATAAGAGCGCTGGGCGCACGTTATCTAAGTTATCGCGTGTGATGGGTACGGAGCGCTCCCAAGTCTTCTGCGCGCGCTCTATCTTCTGCTGTCTCGTTTCCTCGTCCTGCAGGATCAAGTCTTGGCGCGCCAGACGCGCAATTAAACTGTCGAGTTCACTTGGTATATACGGCTGTATATCCGTGTTCTCTAATTGCTTTGGGTTTTCGCCGCCGCGCTTAAATCCGGATCCAATGGTAGCCTTGATCTCTATGTCGTTCAGGCCGATCTGCTTAGCCGCGCTGTGTAGCTGCAAGATCGCGCCGTCGATGCCGTCTGAATGTAGGTGCGCGTGGCGACCGATTGAGAATGCAGCTTTATTTAGGTTTTCGTTTCTTCCGCCTTTGATGGATGCGGCAACGTCCCTGACGGCGCTGTCGACAACCTTTTCAAAATATAATTGTGACATGTTCTCTTCCCTATGCGTCGTAGTGCAAATGACATGTTTAGAAAAACACGTCATTTGCGTTGTTACTTTTGTTAGAACCCGAAGTTGTTGCCCTCGGCTGCAGGCGCCGGCTCAGGCGCAGGCGCAGGCGTCGTTGGTGGCGCCCAATTCTGTACAGGTTCTTGTACAGGTGCAGAATTTGACGATGGCTTGTCAATCCAAGTGCGGATGTTAAATCCGACGTCGTAGCTTGTTCCCTTGCCTACGACGACCGGCTGCGACGACGTAATCTGCACAACCGGTATCTTGCCCTGATTGAATTCCGGACTTTGCTCAGCTTGGTTGTACAGCTTTGCGATAAACTGCCCCAAGCCATAGCTATTCCCAGAAAAATCGGCCTCGCGGCCATCAGCAAGCCAGCACTTAACCTCGAAACCTTGCTTGTGATTTTCAGATGGTTTCTCAGTGCGCTGAGATGTCGACGGCCATGGTTGCCAATCGCGCACACCAATGTCGATATGTAGCCAGCCAAAGACAACTTCTTTGATGTCGATAGCAAAGCCTCTTTCCATGTCGATAGTTTCATCGCCGGCCTCCGTTTTCGCCCACCACTTATTTTGGGGGAGATTTCCTCGAATGTAAATTCCGGTGTTCGTATTGTCGCTAGATCCGAATGATATTGGCATGATGTGTCTCCTTGACTTAATTTGCCTCTGTGAATTTGAACGAGTAAGGCGGGATACGGATCGTCATCAACTCCCCGTAGCTGTAACCCCACTCGTTGTTTGCTTGCGCTATTGCATACTGCTCCAGCGCGTACTGGACGGCCATTTGCCCTTCCATCAGGCTTTCGGCGTCGAGTTCGTAAATTCCAACTTTGTATGGTGCTTCCTTTCCAACTGCTATGAAAATAAAACCGTCTACTTCGTGGCCGTCTAGCTCCAGCACCCTGCGATAAAAACTTTCTTGGATGTGGTAGCCAAGGTTTGCGGCCTGCTTTGCAAACCCCTCCGGCGACGGGTCAATCGTGGTTTTCAGATCCAGTAGGCACGCGATATCCTGACGCCACCCGTCTGGGCGGGCTCGCATGTCAACTTTTGTGTCTGGATCTGTTGCGAAAACGCTGGCCTCGCACACAAGGTCACCGGCTAACAGCTCCGCGGCGGCTTGGTTTGATCGCACCGCCTCAGCAATTCGGTTTACCTTATCGTATTCCGCTGTATTCAATACGATCGCGCCGGCAGCGTCTGCGCTTTCTTTGAATTCGTTGTAATCTTTCCCAGCGCGTCGGCCATCCCATTGCCAAATTGTGTCAACAAGGTGCGGCTCAAACGTAAGCGTGTGGGCGGCAGATCCGATCAAAAGTGCCGGCGTTTCCTTGCGCTCTGCATATTTAAAGTCTGCTAGAGACTGCAGCGCAATTGTTTTAGCGCCGGATGATGATAAATGCGTCGATGCGTGATATTCCGCATTCGGCATGTCCAATATTACAGGCATTACTTTCCCTTCCCAAATAATGCGATCAGCAAGGCTTCCGCCCTGTGCTCGTCCTTCTTCCTTTTTAGTTGCGAGGATAAATCCGGAAACCATTGCTGCGCCAGCCGGCGTGCCGCGTCTTTGTCGCGCGGTAGGTTTAAGGATCTCTTCCAATTGTTTGGCGTCACAAGTGAATATGGGGTGCGCGATAACGCACACGTCGTCACAATCTGCCCAAATGCGTAGCCAAGTTTAAATGTCGAGCTAACGCCCTGCTTAGGCATCGCTTGCTGCTTCTCTATGTATATATGGTCAACCTGATCTACTGATGTAAGAATATCCATCAGCGCCGCGACATCAACTCCGCCTTCATCGTAAACGGGTAAGTCATGCACCTCGGCCCAATCATCTCCGACTAGCGCAACGCCGCCGGTGCGATATCCACAATCAATTCCCGCTATCATTTTTAAGGTCGTAGCCCTTCTTTTCTAATAGATCTTTAATTGCTTTTTCTACCAGCACAGACATGCTGACCCGTTCTTCTTTACTACAAGCCTGCAAGGCGTCATAAACGCCCTGTCGAATTCGCGGCCCTATCTGCTTAATTACCATGGTCTATCCTCCGTTTCACATTTTGTTAACACGGATGATAAACTAGCGCAATAGCGGTCGTTGTGATATGTTGTAAATAAATTTAGTGAGCTGGTTTCATGGATCAGAAAGTTTTAACGGGTATCATTGTTGCCGGCGTTTTTGCCAGCTTAGGCTTTGTGTTTAAAGAGTGGACAACTTGGACCACATCAACGCTTGTGGACCTCAACAATCGTACCGCCGTTATAGAGAGTGAGATGAAACACACTAACGATATGATTACACAAAACCACGAGATGCTGAAAGCCATAATGAACCGCGTCCAGCGCGCGGGATATGAGGTCAAGGCGTTCAAGGAGTGAGCCATGCTGGCCGAGCTTGCCGCATTCAACGCGGCGTATGCCACCGTAAAAGCGACTGTAAAAGCGGGTCGGGAAATAGCTTCCTGTGCGCAGTCTATTGGCACGATGGTGCAGTCTAAAGATGACCTCCACAAGAAACTTCAGAAGCGTAAGAACAACCCGTTCTCCAGACAGGTGGAGACAGACCTAGAAGAATTCTTGGCGCTCGAAGACATAAAGCAAGCTGAAAAAGATTTAGAGCTTTTGATGGTATACCAAGGACGTATTGGGCTGAAAGACGATTGGCTAAAGTATCAAGCGCAAGCTCGCAAAGCGCGTAAGGATGCAGAGCGCGTTGCACAACAACAGCGCGAAGAAATGATAGAGCTAATAGGATATATCATAGCCGGCGTCCTTGCTTTTGGCGGTGTGATCGCGGCAATTTACGGTTTGGGCGTCTACATGGAAAAGTGGTAAAAAGTAGCAAAAAGTGGCAAAAAGTGGCAAAAAGTGGTAAAGTACACTGTTTTGGACAAAAACGGAAAAGTGGTTATAATCACGTCAAATAAAAGGATTGCAGATAAATATGCCAGCAACAGTGATTGACGAATACAAAATTTTCCCACGGCTGATGATGCTCGTCGTGACGATTTTAACTTACCAAAGCGTCCACTGGTACATGTCTTTACCTGATCCAAGTGTCCAGCAAAGCGGATTGGTTTCGATCTGCATGGGCGCACTGACAGGATGCTTTGGTATCTGGATGAACAAAGAAGCTAAAACAGATCGGGGTTCTGTATGATTGGTCAGATTATAGGAAGTCTAGGCGGTCTAGCGACTGCTTGGGTTGATGGGAAAACGGCGGTTCAAAAAGCCAATGCAGAGATCAAACTTAAACAGGCAACTGGCGAGATTGATTGGGAGCTTGAAGCTATACGTTCTGCACAAAACTCATGGAAGGACGAACTTTGGACTATCGTGTTTGTTCTTATCCTTGCTGCTAACTTTGTGCCTAGCCTACAAGATACCATGGCACAGGGATTTGCTAACCTTGAGACAACCCCCCTCTGGGTTCAGTGGGGCATGTATGCGTCGATTGCCGCCAGCTTCGGAATAAGAACCATGCGAGGATTAGGAGGAAAGAAATGAGTTTTAAGTTAGGAAAGCGTAGCCTGTCGCGCCTTGAAGGCGTTGATGAACGTCTAGTCGCCGTAGTTAAATATGCTATTGGCATCTCTAAAGCCGACTTCACAGTGCTGGAAGGTTTACGTTCCATTGAACGTCAGCGTGAGCTTGTGCAGAAGGGCAATAGCCAGACCATGAAGTCAAAACACATCGACGGGCTGGCGGTCGATCTCGGCGCCTACGACAGCGTCACGGGGATCCGCTGGGAAGAGAGCGCATACTTCCCAATCGCTGATGCCATGCAGCAAGCTGCTAAGGTTTGTGACGTCGCATTGTGTTGGGGTGCGGCTTGGGCTGTTCCGGATCACAAGTATCCATACGACTGCCGACTTTGGCAAACTGACATGAAAGAGTGTTGGGAGGCATACCATGACCTACGGCGCTCGCAGGGGAAACGCGGTTTCAATGATATGCCTCACTTTGAGCTGATCGTTTAATCAATATCCATCGCGTCTGAGCCGCGTTTAATCATCTCTTGATGCATTTGAAACAGTGCATTCTTTGTCATTATGTAGGCTCGCACCAGTGACAATTGTTCTGCGTCGCCGCGCATCCAGCGGTCTTGTGGTAAGCCGCGCTCGGCGCGATTTACTATTTTTTCTGCGATCAAGATATCTTCATCAAGTTCCATTTTTTGCCTCCTTTTCATCCCAATGGTGCGCTCTATGGCAATTCGCGCAAAGGACAATGCAGCGCTCGGCGGCTTCCTTGTATGCTTTGCCAAATCTACCGTTCCGCACCAGATCATTCACGCGCAGATTATCTGCCTTCTTTACGACGTGGTGGAAGTCTAGAGCCGCGACGTGTGAATGACCACACTTTACGCACTCTAATGTCGACTTCCATTCACGAAACTTTTCTCTCTGCTTGCGCCGGTTGTCGTATATCCTTTTCTTTATTTTCTTTTTATTTTTTTCGTAATATCGTTTGCGATATTCTTTATTATACGCCCTTTGGCGCTCCTTACATGCATAGGGAATGGCTACGTCCTCCGCTGAGGTTCCCGTTATGCGTTTATATTTTGTGCTTAGACCTGAACTCGTATAAACGCTGTAATGTGATACCCAGCCTACGCGCGATCTGATGATTCGTATATCCATTTCCGGCCATCTCGCTGATGATCCGGTAATGACGCTCGTTACGCTTGCGGCCACCCTTTAGTCCGGCGGCGCGTTGCGCGTTAGACAGGTTTACTTTCTTCTGTAAAATTTTATTTTCTCTTGCGCATATCTCCTTAATTTCCTCTAGACATACCAACCAGCGATCTTCGCTGGGAATTAAATTTTTAGGCCAAGTAAAAGACATCACATAACTCCAAACAAAAATACTTCGATTGCGTGCGCTACGCTGGCGCCTCCCAGCGCGCACACAGTGGCTAATAGAAACGCTTCATGTGTTTTCATTGTCTAGCTCCACTAACTTAGCCTTTAGCGCCTCTATTCGCCCTTCTGCGTTGTCTCTGGCTATCATGTTCATTGCAAGGTCTGTGCTAACTGATGAGCTACGGACCCCTGTTTCCAGTGATGCTATTGTATCATATTTTTGCTGCATCTTGGTTATAAAGCGTTCTTCAGATGCGATCTGGTGTAATATTTCTTCTCTATTCAAAACGGACACTCCTCTTCCGGTGTTGTTGGTCGCCACACAACATCGACGTTGTGCAGCGCTTTGATAAAATCTACTAGGTTACTGGGCCACATTGATCTCTACCTTTGTGGGGCGTTGGATGACGGTCTGTTTGACGCCTTCGCGCAGCTCATGCGCCTTCACTTTGGCCATGCATGTGATCTTGTCGCCAGCGTTCCAAGGGTTTGAACCTTTGTAAATTATGATGTTGCCATTATCGTCACGGCAAACGTGCAGATATGTGGTTCCATACATGCCATCCCAACTGGAGACAATTGTGACATTAAAGGTAAATCGACCGCGCATACCTACCTCACCAATCCATGATGACTTGGCATCCTGAGCCGCCCACTCAGCGGCCTTAGCTTTGCGATCGTCTAATATCTCGACCATCTTGTCACGCATGGTGTCGGTTGGCTTGCCAAAGGTAAGGATGCCATACTTTACCGCGCAGAAGAAGCCTGCGTCTTGCTCCGCTGGGTAGCCTTCTAGAAAGTCGATGATTTCTTGTGCGCGATCGTCAGCCGCGATCCATTCGCGTTGCTTTGTGCGCGCGGCGTTAGCCATCTTGCGTGCGCGGATGGCTGGCTCGTAGCGGTGCTCGTATTCATGTGTGGGGTCGTATGCCATATCTCTTCTCCGTGTGTAGGGGCTGTAGCCCCCTGTTGATTAATAAAATGCTTTTCCGCTGAATAGCTCTTTTGCTGTTAGTTGACGGCGAATGCCATCTGCGCATAAGCAAAAACAGTTGCCTAGTTCATCCCAGCGTACTGCAAGCATGTTGTGTTTCTTGCTGCGCACTTCACTGCGCTTGAACATTCCTGCCATCTTACGGCCACGAACATCTGCACCACCGACATCTTCTAAAAATTCTTTGATGGCTGTGTACTTATCTAATCTCATTTCCATTTCCTTTTTGCTTTCTTCATTTTGTTAACACAGTGTTAACATATGTACAAGAAAAAATATCAGCAAAGTGCAAAAAAAATGCCCCACGCTTTCGCGCAGGGCAGGGGAAGAGAGGCGAATGCTGGAACATGTATGCATTCAAGTTGAAACTACTAAATATAGATTTGCTTTGCAATAGTTATACATGTAAAAGTTAACTCATATTTAACGGAGGAAGATATGCTAAACGACCAACAAACAAACCTTGTGCAGCTACTCAGCCAGCCACATCGGATCACAAACCCACAGGCAATGATGAAGGCGTGCAGAGATGCTGCAGAGCTAATCCAGAAAATGGATGCGGAGCTGGATGCGCTGAAGGCGCCGAAGAAGGCAGCGCCAAAGCGTAAGGCGCCTAAGTCTTAGTCGATATTAAGTAAGCCGCCGGTTTGGCCTGCAAGCCGCTCAAGTAAGCGAGCCTGCAATGCGTATTCTGGCGGCATCAAACCGCGCTGCACCGGCCCAGATCTAATACCAGCCTGCGTAGCCTTTGGCACAGCGTATCCAAGCGCCGCGCCGGTAAGCATTTCAGCGACTCCAGCATCGCCCAACTGACTAGCTAATAACCCGCCGCCAACTGTTCCTAAGCCTTTAAGATAGCGGCCTGAACCTTCCATGGTTGTTGGCAGGCTTGACGCAATTTCTTCTGCCGCAAATGCCAAATCTGCCAACGGAGATCCTTCGCCTGTCAGGTATTTCTGCCCCTCACGCAAGCGCGCTGCGTTACTTAGCGCCTTTGGTGATATAATCCCCGATCGGAATGTTTCACCTTGGCGGTTTATCGCGCGCATTGCGGTTAGGTATGTGCGGTATTGTTGGCGAGCCTGCACTAGCTGGTCAAAGAGTTTAGGATCCTGCGCTTGAACGCTACGCTGGATAATATCATCCAAGATTTCCTTAGCGCCTAGCGCCGCTGCAGCGCGCTCGTCGCCCTTTGAGGTTTCGATTACATTACTGAACCGCGTCCTAAAGTTGGCTAGAGCCTCGCCGCTAATCTGCTTGCCACTCTCAAATCTTTTCAACAGCTCGGAGACTGCCTTGGGGATTGTGGCGTCGCTTGCGGCGTCTTCAAATCTTGATATGACGCCGTTCAATGCGTCAATGTCACCCTGCGTAGCGACATCATCCGCGACTGCCTCAGCTCTATCAAAAACTTCGCCTAAGCTATCCTTACGCTCCTTCAAAGCTGAACGTGTCGCCTTCGGGGCGTCAGACCCCATTAGCATCATAACTTGCTTTGAGATACCTTCCAGCGTGCTAATATCTGCGGCCTCAACGCCTTCCAAGCGCATCAGTTTCTCAGAGCCAACCTTCTGGCCGGTTGTCAGAGGCACGCCGGCCTCATCTAATGTTGCGACACTTCTTGCGCGCTCGGAGCCTTCGAGGCCCATGCGTGTATCGCCAGATAGCATTTTTCTTGTGCCAGCCTTCAACCCTTCTGTCACGACAGGCGAGCCTAAAGCGCCCACGAAGCGCGCTGCGTCTTCATACTCAGGCGCATACTTTTGCGCTACTTGGCCTGCCGTTTCGCTTGCGATAGACGGCAACACAGATTGGCCCATGGAGCGCAGCATACCGCCTATAGGCATTATTCCGGCGCCACCAACAAACTCACCGCCTGTGCCGGCATATTGCCCAAGCGTTGTTGGACTTTTGTAGGCCGAATAACCGCCAGTGACGTCGGATATCATTCGCGGCATTGTGCGTGGGTCACCCGCCTCTTTACTTACTGGCAGATCAGCCACAACGTCTGACACCGCCTGCATCGGCTTTGAACCGCCAATCGCCCCCGTCAGGCTTGGCAGTAGATCGGAAACCTTATCGGCCATTCCAGTTTGTAGGAATTCAGCTATCCCAGACCCAAACTCAACAAGCTCCCCAACGCCGCGCAATGCGCCTGCACCGGCTGAGTATGCCGCCTCTTTAGTCGAGCCTCTGCGTTTGGCTTCAATTTCTTTTTGCTGCTCGTAAAGTCCGACAAGTTTTTGCGTTATGTCGCGGTACTTTTGGGCTTCAGATTCGTCGTTGTTAGCCAAAGCATCTTGCATTTTATCAAATGCCTCTTGAGCCTTTTGGTATATCTTTGATGCTGACGCCATAGCCTTACCTTAATCAAAAATGTTCTCTAAATCTTCATCGCTGATAACATCATCGCCCGCGCCTGCTTCCGCCTCTGGCGATACCGTTTCTTCGGGAACATAGAAGTTATCAAGCGGAATATCTTCGCCATTTAGGCGAGCAATACCCTGCCTAATGTAGAATTTATATTCAGCAAGCGCTTGCCGGAATGCCTTTTCGCCTTGCGCTGTGCTCAATCGTGCGAGCGCTGCAGAAGCCTTCTCGCCCTCTTTCTCAGTGATCTGCCCTCCGCCGCGAAGCGATTGGAACGCCTCTTTAAACACACCGCCTTGCAGTTGCTCAACGCGACGCATTAACTCGCTGTAGTCCTCTTGGAACGCAGGCGCTATTTTATCAATCACGCCTCTTATTGTGCCTTCCGCCCCAAGTATTTGGCCTAAATTTGGATGTGCCTCTAACGCATCAATTAAGTCAATTGTGCCGTACTTACCCGCTAAATCTAGCAAATCGTTTTGCTTTTCCTTGCGCCGCTCAAGCTCAATTTTAACCGCTGCAGGCTCAATAAGCCCAGCCGCCGCTGCGTTAATTAGCATCTCATCGGTTAAGCCTCCAACTCCACCGCCTGCGGCGCCGTCCTCTCCGCCGCCAAGTATGCGCTCTGTTATTTTACGCTGGGCTAACGCCGCTTGACGCTTACGCTCCATATCTTGGCGTTCTCTAAACCCTTCTAGCGTTGATGCGAAAGACGTTCCCTCTTCGCCCTGAAGCGCCATGCCGGCGTCTTTAAGAGCGGCAAACGCCAAAATCATACGTTGGTTTTTTGTCAGGTTTTGCGTCGGGTCTAACGGGATCGGGTTTTCTAGCTCACCCATCGTCTTCAGCAAGCTCGCAAAAGATGATGTATTTCCGGTGCGCGATTTTGGGTTAGGTAACGTGTCTGGCTTGCTCGCTAAAGGGTCTTCGCCTTGAATATTTGTCATATTTAAAGGCGTCACATTATTATTTGCGGGCGTCACCGAAGCGCTCACATTTTGGAATGGCTCAACTAGCTTTGGCCCAGTGTCTACCGTTAACGATGCGTCATCCGCCGTAGGAAAGCCCTCGGAAAATATGTCATTTTGCAAACTTAACGGGACATCTGGAGGCGTAACTTGGGTTCCTTCCGGCATAATAGAAGGAGTTCTGACTAGCTTACCTGTTACCGGATCTATTTGAAATCCCATTACTTAACTCCTCATCTCATCCAACTAAAGGGGTTGTCCATAGTACCTGCAAAATTCTGTATCCCCGCAAACGGACCCATACCAGCCATACCAAATCCCATACCAATTGAACCCAACGCACTTAGCGTTGGCCCCATACCGCCTGTGGCTGTGGTTGTCGTTCCGTATCCTGTCGGGATAGATCCAGCGGTTCCAGTTAGAACGCCAAACTGCGTTAATGGATACTTCATACGGGCGAGGTAGTCTTGGTAACCGGCATCAAGCCCTGATTGGCTTAGCGTTCTTTCCGCTTCACCGGCTGTCATTTGCGCGTTTAAGGCCGCAAGTTGATTTCGTAAACCGCTATCAGCTAGTCCACTTAACCCCGCCGCCCCTGCGCCGCGCAATCGCGCAGAGCTTAAAGCCGCAGCTTGGTTAGCCAACCCTGTTCTCTGGTCTAATCCGGCTTGCGTTAAGGCACGCTGTTGCTCTCGGTTTATATCACCTGTAGCCAGACCCATTGCCTGCGCGAATGCTTTCTCGCGTTGCGTCGCGGCGAAATCGCCTGCAGCTCTGCCGTATTCACCGGCGGCTACGCCTTCTGCTACGCCATGGCGAGATCCACCAAAGGCGCCGGCTTTACTTGCGGCTGCACCTAACTGGCCCATGCCCTTTTGCTGCGCGCGGTAGATGTCGTCCATCCCGCGATTAATAACTTCCTGTGTGTACGGCGACATGTACTTTGCCATATCCACATCAGCGATACTACCGACGTCGCCTATGGTAGTGCCGGCTAATTCTGGAGCTTCAAACTCACCTAGGTCACCGTAAATATCACTAGCGGCTCCGTATAATTCGCTTCCGTCGTCTAATTCACCATACCCTGCAAGCGCCGCCTTCTGTAAGTCGGTAAGCCCCGCAACGCGGTCACCGCCGTAGCTCTCATATGGGGTTGCCAGAAAGTCCTCTGCAAACGGTATCACCGTGTTTCTCAGGAAGTCTTCCTGAAACTTTGGCATACTCCGCGTTTCTGTTGTCTTTGAACCCATTATGATAACTCCATCACATAGTGCCTGTAGATTTCGCGGAACGGTGACGCATCTACATATTTATCGAACCCAATACGGCCATCTGCCTCTAGGGCGCCTAATTCAGCTTTTTTGGCTAAACCGGACAAAACGTCGATCGCTTCGTTCATCCACTCACTCATCTTAGTGCCGCCCATAAACTCAATCTTTAGGTTGTTTCTTTGAGGGTGCTTTACAACGACCGTTGTTATGGCCGCAACTAGCGTGTCCTCTAATCGGACCAGCCACATAACCGATCCCTCATCTCTTATATCGTCCTCAATATCCTTCAGCGTGACATTGTTGGACTGCCGCTCAACTGCAGGCGCTATCATCTCTAAGCCCATATCAAGAAAACGGTCAAAGTCTTCTTTTAGTAGTGGGAGCACAGACACTCGCGGCTTTGGATATAAATGTACAACATTATCTTCCATATTAACACCCCTAGCCGTGAACCCTTGTGATCGCAAGCGTCGCCGCAGGCGTATTTGGCGCGAAAGCCTGCGTGAACGCCTCTAGCCTACCGCTTGTACTGTCAACCGCTGTCATCGCCTCTAGGTAGTCACCGGCGTTAACGTCAAACTTAGCAGATCTAGACACAACTAATGTCGCGCCATTCTGGTGCAACGTGTTTTTCATAGTTGTGCTTGCCACGTCAACGCCATTGATCGCAGCCCAAAAGTAAAAGTTTACAGTGCTAGACGAGCTGCTGGAGATTTGCGCAGAAAACATGACAAGGTATTCGCCGGCTTGGTCGAACACAATGCGCGTCGGGTTGGTGGCGTCTTTACTGATGCCTTTACTGCTTAGTGGGTCATCAAAGAGAATTGCTATTGGCGATGAGCCGCTAGGATATGTCAACGTGGACGACCTGATAAAATTTGCGTGGCCGTCTTCAAGTATAATTTGTACAAATTCACCGTTCTTTGAGACAACAGGGTATCCGCTTGTCTCTTCCCAAAGTATGACACCATTTTCAGACGGATTATCGTCATCCGTTTTGAAGCCTAACTTTGATAGGTTTGATCTAAGGTATTGCGTAATAAGCCTACCCCACTGGCGTAGGTCGGAGCCAATTGGCGGGAGGACGGGGATTGGCATTACCTAGTACCCCCTGCCTTTGCATTAACTCGCATCGTACCTACGTTCCAATCCGTATACGGGTCACTACCCTGAACCTTCATGCGTATTTGGCGACCAGAAAATCTAACAGACGTCGGGTTTGACGGCGTATACGGTCCGTGCGAAAACTCTTCGGCGTTGGGATAGTACCTGCTTTTAAAACTTATACTCACATCGCCTTGCGTCTTTTCGTCAGGAATAAGGTCTGTGACCTGCATGATCTGGTCGCCATTGCCTAAACTGATCGCGCTTGTTTCCGCGTATACAATCGCCTGATCTGCGCCGTTCAGGTATGAGCGGCCAACTTCGTGGTCGTACACCGCGCCATCTGCGCCTGCCAACATTGAATACTCAAACACGCCCTGTTCTGTGCCTGACGTTCTAGATAACTCCCCAATAAGCCAATGCCCCTCGCGGTAGTCATACGCGACATACTTATCAATTTCGTTATCTGTACTGCTAGATGACGGGTAGAACCACCAAATTTCGCTGAACTGGCCGTTTGTCCAAGCCCAAACTTTACTGCGTTGGCTTGTATTCAAATCGTTGAATACATAATCATGGACGTCACACGGTATTTGCGAAACGACGTTCCCGTCAAATCGGTAAAACGCGCCCTTGCCCATCCAGAATGTACCGGCGTCAACATCAGCCGCCGCCTTTCGTGATATAATACCACATGAAGTACCTACACGCTCAAAACCATATACATATGGTGGGCCAACGTATCTTGCGATATGCGCATCAACGTCAGTAATAATTAAGGTTTGGCCGCGTGTGCGAATTCCGGTTTCAATCTTGCCTGAAGTTTGCAACTCAATTTCACCGGCTTGGTTTAGAGCCGTCGCCGTCCAAGACGTGTTATCTTCCCTGTCGCACCACCTAACTAAGCGCGGAGAATAACCCGTCACTGGGTCTTGGCTTGTGCATCCAAGCGCAAATATGAACCGCTCCTCTGTAACAAGAATAGATCCTACAGACGTTGGGGAGTTTGCGACTTGCTGCGCCTCGACGGCCTCCTTGACACTTATGGTGTCGATGTCAAAGTCTTCTTCTGTGGCAGTGTTTGGATAAATTTCTAGCTTCGCACTACTGTCGTCGCTTTCAAATACGACGGTATTTAAGCCAACCTTTAGATCATCCACAATAAGTTCAGTTAATGTGGCAAGACCAGTTACTTTAATTTTGACTGATGGCGTAATACCATCTGAATCATCAACGTCTTGGAGAGATAATGTGACAACGTATTTTGTCCCTGATGATAACCCAAAAACATATGTCTCAAGACTTGTCACTGCAGACGCTGCGCTTTTATCCCAACGAACTTTAAAGTCAGGGGATCCTCTGTAAACCCAGCCAGTGCCAAGAACCCAATCAGGCGAAGTCGGAGCTACGTCAAACGTACCATTCTGGACAAGCTCAGAACCAGTGACCGTATCTAAAGACCACTCCCAAATCCTACCGTCTGCAGGTGACGTCCCTACCAAATTTTCGCCCCAGTTATCCAAAGACCAAGTGGTCGCCTCGACTAAGTTTCCGGTGTCTGGGCGAGGGTCACCGTAAATGCCTGTCCCGTATGCTGCGTAGCCATAACCAATGTTGACTTGCGCATCCTTAGATCCACTTGTGAGATTTGATGGCGTAATGTCGTAGACTGCGCCAGATGCTAAAGCGGCTTTCAACTCATTATAAGTGCCGGCGGCTAAAAATCTTGAGTTGTCTTGCGTCTGCCAAGAGTGCATCCCGCGCGGCGGGTTTTCTGATATATCATCAATATTTTCATTTTGCCTCCACCCCTTTACAGGCCGAAGCGACCCGTCACGCCACCGGACAAGTGAACCATCGCGCCAGCGACCAGACCCATCAAGGTCTGTGCCGGTACGATAAAAACCGGCGGGGATTTTTAGAGGTATGAGCGGCATTATACATATCCTGACATGTCTTCGTTGGTTGGCGCTGTTTTCCTATAATATAACACAGTGTTCGCCAACTTGTGTTGTCCATGCAAAATTTTATACTCAGCCACTTTTGATAGCATTTCTGATGCCGTTAATCCCATGTGATTTTCAGAAGCGTATCTAGATGACGCGCTATAAAAACCGTCAGTGGCAGACAATATCTCTTGATCAGTCAGAAGCTCTTCGGGGACTGTCCAGCCATCCTCTTCGCTTCCAGTAACGCGCTTAATCCTACAGTAAACAGTGGGCTGGTTATCAAGCTCATTTTTTAAGTCAATAACAGCCTGATCCACCTCTGCTTGGGTAGCGTATACATTACCTCCGTATCCGTATTCTTCTTGCATCATGTAGCTCCTAATATATGTGAAGTTGAACCTGACCATGTAACCGAACCTGTGCCTATCTTAGCTGCACCGCCTGATCCACCGGCCTTTCTTACCCCAGCCACACCAAAGTTTTGCCTATAATACCCATCACCACCATCAGCGCCCCAGCCACCGCCACCGCCTGAACCGTTTACGGCAAAGCCTCCGTCTTGGACAAAGCACATTCCAGATTGGCTACCGTCTGGACCTGAATCATCGCCAGCACTGCCATTTGCACCGCCATCGCCGCCGTTTGCGCCGTGAGTAGTAAACGCAGCCGCGTTACCACCAGTTGCACCTGTTCCTATTTTTCTGCCACCGGCAGCCCCTTGGGTAATATAATTACCAGAGTTGTATTGGTTTTGTGTCACATAATTTGCGCTGGTCCCTGCGATCTGGCCCCCACCAGCGCCCCCTGCGCCACCTCCTGAACCCGTAACACCCGCGTTATCGTCGCCCTCTTGACCAATTGCACCGCCATCCGCGGTAACTGAAAATGCAATATTACCATTACCTCCACCAGCACCGCCGCCGCCATAGGAGCCTCCACCACTGCCACCGCCGCCGCCGATCCAGCCTGAGCTTCCTATATTTATGGAGCAGTTTGAGTTACATTCGATGGCAGGGCCACCAGCTTGGCCTAACTGAGTATATACGCCTGCTCTTACTGCTGACTCGCCACCTTTCCCAATAATAAACCCATTAACTGTCACGGTAAGTCCGTTGGGGAAGGATCCAGCTATCAACATAGCAGGGGTTGACGTGTTATCAGACCAGACGTAGACGCCGCTGTCTATGATTACAAATAGCTGTAAGCTGCCATCCCAGCCGTCTGCTATTGCCGCTGCCCTCATATCCCACTCACCCTGAGTGCTACTTGTTAAAGTGTAGGTGTAAGTTGTTGGCGCAATATATTGCTCAGCTCCCCTAAAATCTCCTATAGAAATAGTGGTTCCGGCTGACCCTGTGGGAATAGTATACGGGTCTACTGCGTCAGGGCTTACAAGCCCGCCGCCTTTATAATATTCACTCAAAGATATAGGAGTTGAGCCACCAAACTCATTCTGAATGTTAAGCATACTTAAATTTGTGGTAGCTAAAGCCATTAAGCACCCCCATATGCCGTTACATTACTTTCTACAGTAAGCGCTCCAGAGCTTGATAGCTTAAAGCGGTCAGTTGACCCATATTTAAACTTTAAGTCAGTCCCCGAAACGTAAATTGTCCAATTTCCTAGCGTCAATCCTGTCGCCGCTGTCGCGGTTAAGCCGCCAGTGATATTAATATTACCAGTGCCAGTGATATCACTTTCATTAAGGTCTAAGTTGCCGCCAAGTTGCGGCGTTTCGTCGTCAATAACTTCTGAAGGTATTGCAGCGCTGAGAGTGGCAACCGTCACTTGCTTCATAACGCCATCGTCGTTCAGTATGATTTGGTCTGTGGTCGCCACATCGACAGAGGACGCGACAGTATCACCGTCTAAAACGTTTAGCTCGTCGCCCGTAGTTGCAACTGTCGTGGCGGCAGAGGTCGTTCCAATTTGAAATGCACCTTCTTTTAAGACTATAGGGTTCGTCCCATCAGCGTTTTCGTTTACCTCAGACACAATTGTATCTAGCGCCGTGTTTATCTGCGTCCCCCAAGTGTCCTCGGACGCCCCGACTGTAGGTTTTGTAATCGTTATAGCCATCTAAGTCTCCTATGCGGCATTTGTCCAAACTTTAACACTTTCAGAAGCCTCTGTCCAACTTGCGCTTAGCGGAGCTTGCTCAGTCCAAGTGTCTGTGCTTTCTCCCTGTTCGCTCCAATTAGGCAATCTAGTAGAAGTGCCGTCGCCCGTGTAATATTTAGAATATAGATCAGGGTTAGCCGCCATATAAGGCAGCATATAGTTTTCTATGTAGTCTAGTGCTTCTTCGCTAATACTGGCCCCAGATATGTATCTAATTATACGATTTGCATCATTTGCGTTAACATAACCTATGCTACCGTTATGCACAGAGCCTAAAGAGCGACCGCCAACTATTGTGTTTACAAATAAATCTTCTTCTGGCTGAAACCCAACTACAGACCTTAGCACACCCTCCACCAGAGCATACTTAGTAACTAGGTTGTCATAATAAGGCGGGAACGGATTTGGGTAAGCCTCACGCCAACTCTCAGCAACAAGCTCTTGGAAGTCCCAAGTAAAGCGCACCGCAAACGTCGGCACGCCGGCTGTGATATCGTCTGCCGCCAATATATACTCTTGAAAGACCGATAACGTATCCACATCTGGAGAGCCGGCGGTTACACCCTGCGGGAAGAAGTTGGAAATGACAGCGACCGTCGCAGTCTCAATAGACGGTGCGCCTAGCGTCACATCATCAACGTCGCAAGTTTCACGCTCAAACACAGGAGCCGTATCTACCGTTGGAACCCCTAGCGTGATTTCGTTAGCGGCCAAAACGTCTGTATATTGCGGCGTCGCGCCATCGACCACAGGAACGCTGGATGTGATATCGTCTGCAAACAGGACATCGGTGTAAACCGGAGTTGCCCCGTCAACTACTGGGGATCCGGTTATGACGTCATCGACTGTTACCGTTTCGTCTTCAAACACAGACGCCGTGTCCACCACCGGCGTGGCGAGTGTAATTTCGTCGGCGGATAGTACGTCTGTATAAAGCGCGGTGACGGCGCCGATCGTTGGTGCGCCAAGCGTGATATCGGAAATCGGTACTGTTTCTTCCTCAAAAATAGAAACAATATCAATAACCGGCGCTGAGCTGGTGATGTCGTCAGCTTGAAAATTTACGGTGCTAAAGTTTATATCACCGACTGAAGCCGAGGAAAGAGGCGTAGCGGCTAGGGGATTAAAGCCTAACATAACTTAACGCCTCCTTAATTTACGCTTGGCTCTCAGACCATGAAATACGACCTGATACGCTAAATGGCGTTGATGAGTTTACTGTTGACGGGTCTTCTGTGAGGGTCGCCACAACCGTTAGAACATCTGGACCATCTGGGAACGGCTGGTCGCCGCCCAGAATTGAGTTACCCAATGTCGCCACGTCGCCTAACGCCTGAGTGGTTAGCTGTTGCGAGCGGGTTGTCCCAGTGTCCCCAGAGGCTCGGAAGGAGAATAATGCAGCGCCCCCAGAAATTGTGTCGTTGCCGCCATGGTAAATTAACTCAGAAAGTGACGGGTTTGTAACACGCTGCCAAGCGTTTGTTGATAAAAGTCCATTAAGTATCAACTTAATCTCAGCGGTATGCGTCGTAAGAATAGACACCTGACTTAGAATAAGTTGCATCCTGTTAATAATTTCACGCTCACCAAGTTTTCCAACTGTAGATGTATCAACAGAAGGAGCCAGCCTTACACTAATCAGCGGGATATTTCTTGTCACTTGTGATGCGTCAGCTCCGCCTTCCCCAACATCTAGATCAAGAGTATATGTACTTGTTGTTAACCCTGTTTGAGGATCAGGAGTAGGTAAGGCTGTTGGGGCTCTATCTATCAACATAAGGGTTCTAGTCCTATCTGTTGATGAACCCTCACCAGAAATTCTGGTTTTCACACTAGGCTGGTATGGCTGATAGTATGTCGCAGATGTGCTTTCCGGTAGCGCCAAAACCGTACCTGATGCCAGCCCCGCGCCTGTTATGCCAACCTTCGCAAAAGCTGCATTTAATTGCGCGTCCGGCACTTCAACATGGACAGCATAATTTAAAAATATGTTACCGTTGTCAGGCTCTCGATACTTTTTAAGTGTTTCAATTTCACCGGTGAATGTCAGACTATTTGAGCCAGTTGTACTGATGTTATTACCTGACGCATTAAAGACGTATGCTTTGTCGTCGTCAAACCGGCCATCCATAATTACAGACGTACCCCAGTGCGCAAGCGCTGGAACATAAGAGGGTAAGCCGTTATTTTGGATTTCGTACCGCGCCGGAATGTTTCCAGAGCGCATGTAAGCCTCGGTCTTAAAGTTGCCATGCACAAACTCATGGACATATTGCACCTTACCGTGCTGGTCCTTAAATCCAAACCTCACCTTACCAGCGCCGTACCAAGAGTAGTCAATGTAAGCCATTTGAATTCGTGATAAATCAAGCTGGAAGCCTGTGTACCCAGTTCCGTCAGCCTTATCCAAATTCCACTGTTCTTGCGGAGTGCTGTTAGTTTCTGTGACTGTAATAATTACGCCTTGGGCGTCTGTGCCTCGGTAGCTAGGCGTAATATGGAAAAGTGTGTCACTTGATATTTTTGTAACTTGATAAGACTGCCCCTTGATAACGACGTATTGGCCTTTCACAAGTTGCGATAAAAACTTTGTCCCTGTTCCGTTAACGTCGCCACTGCGAAATGTAAGTTGTGAAGTTCCGGCTATTTGGCGGATTGAAGACCTTACGTTACAAGATAAAGACCCTCCGTCATAACTAAAGAATATACCGTTTTGGTCGTCAAATAGCCCACACTTTAATGAGCTATTGTTCCAGCCTTTAACATAAAATTCTGCGTTACCTTGTATCTGAATATTCGCAGAACCTGATACGCCAGTATCAAGGACAGCCGTGTAGTCATCAATAATAGAGCTAACAGACCTAACGCCATTAAAGTTGTCAGCATTTGATCCTGTTGCTTCTGACACTTCAATCTCAAGTCCCGCGCTCAACCTGTGGGGGAAACGTGTCTTTAAGTACAAATCCCCAGACCCGTCGTAATACATGTCGTCAACTTGAGTTGTAGGGCTAAAGTTTACTGCAAACGATACCTGAATACCTTTACCAGACTGATACCGAAAGTATTTACGAGTTTGCCGTATCATTTGGCTGTCTGGATTGGTGGGCGGAATTAGCTCAACGCCGCCGTCATATGGGCGGTGTAAAGCAAATCCGTCAGGTCTAAGTAGAAGTTGGCTATTGATAAAATATGTTCCTGATGTCGCAGAAGTTTCAAAAGGATCAGTGACCTCTAATTGCGTGTTGCTATTAACATAATCAACAACTCTTTCTATAATTTCTCCTCTATCTAGAGGGATAATTCTTACATTAGAGTAATATCCAGTGCCACTTAAAATAATCTGGTTTGTACCGGCTATGGCGTCAGATCTTGTGTAGTAAAGCGCAATAGTCGTACTACCAAGATCACGAATATAATACACTCTGTTCTCAAGCAAATCGCCGTCTGGAAACGCGCCGGATACAAGCCTAAAAGCGACACTGTCTCCAGTGTTCATGTTATGACTGGTAGGAGTTGAGCTACCAGCTACTGTTGTAATGATTGAATTTGAATTCTCCTCATAGCCAAACTCTGTAGTCTCGGGCGACACTTTTATCGTATCCCCAGATTTAAATAAAGAGTTGAATAATGTCCCGTCGCCGGAGACTACTATTCCGCCATTACTGAACGCAATAGTTCCGTTGCCAGCCGCCGCTGCGACAATACTATTACCCTGAAACGATATAACGTCAGTTATAGGGCTAGATGAACTCCCACTAGACGACAGGCTTACAGCAATGCCCTGTGATGCATTGTCTTGCGACGTAGCAAGTTGGAAGCGGTTTCTGTCTAATGGTATGACGTAATAAGTTGCGCCGCTTGTCAGGCCGCTAAAATGCAGTTGGGATGATGTGTAAACTACATCCGCGCCAGTGGCGAACCCATGATCCCTGTAGTAAAACGCATCTTCGTTTTCAATAAACGAATTTTGCACAGTCGTTTCAATCTGCCTGCCCAAGATTGTTGAGTTGGAAGAAAGTGTAAAAGACATTTGGTCTGCAGACGTAGTAGCAAGAGTATAGTTACCATCTGCCGCGCCTACGAATGAACTACCCAAAACGTGATCTTCATCTGGCGACGGCTTACTCGTAAAGTCAACTGCATAATTTTCCGTAAAAAGCGGGAACCCACTAGGAATAGAAATTCTTATTCTAGAAGTATCACTTAAAGCGTCTGAGCGAGATGAATATAGAGCAAAATACACAGAGCTGATCGCCCTGACGTAATAGATATTACCAGATTTTAGATCGCCGACAGGATTTCCAGATGTTTGTGTATACAAAATAGCATTGCCAGTAGTGAACCCATGTGTGTTAAAAAAATAAGGTCTAATAGTGTTGTCAGTTCTGAAGTAAGTAGTGTTCCAAGATCTGGTGCTACCCATACTAACACTAACGCCTGTAACTAGGTTTGGGTCTGAGGCTAGTCTAAATCTATCCCCAGATTTTCTGTAAACGTAATATGTATCGCCGCTAACTAAGCCCCCAATAGCAGTTCCGCCGCCGTCAGTGTAGAGAACCGCGTCACCCTCTTGAAAGGTATTTTCTGCAATTTCTATAGTGTCAGCATTTGGGTTTATAGATGTTACGCTAAAATTTAAAACAGCCCCAATGCTACCATGGGTCGATAGATCAACTTCAGAGCCATTGTAATTTAACTTAAATCTATCACTACTAATTCTAGTAACTATGTAGGTTCTACCACTAACTAGTCCAGAAGGTTGGGTTCCAGAGGTAAGAGTGTAGACTACAGTGTCACCTGACAAAAAGCCGTGGTTACTTAAAAATATAGTATTCCTGTTATTGTTTAACTGTAGGGGTATAGAAACATGGTCAATCGCATTAACGGTTGCTAACGACATCCTATAAGTGCCAAAGCGGCTAGGAATGTAGGATGTGTTACTTGAACCGCCGTAAACATAAGTAAGGCTTGAGCTGCCCACCGATAGGCTTCTAAACTCAGCAGCGCTACTTCCGTTAGACCATAAACCATTATCTATAGACGCACTATTACTGGTGTCACCCGCAATTAAGTGTATTCCGTCGTTGTCAGAGAAGTCGTAGGAATTATCACTAGTTGTGAATGTATTAATGTGCGATCTGGACGGCCAATTAAAGTTGTAGGCAATATATCTGTTGTAATACATGTGCAAACGATCTTGGGTGCGATCTGATCTGTTTGTAAAGTAACCACCTAAGAATGCGTGCTTATAGGTAGACCTAGCTGGAATGCTAGTAATGTTAATTTTATTAAAATTGTATTGTGCATAATATGCAAATATGTCGCTGTAATAAGGGTACGAATCACTTGAGTTCCCAGTATTGTTTACATATGGGAAAACTCTAAGGCGGTTTGCGTCAATATATCTAGCAATGTAAAATCTACCTCTTTGTAGAGGGGAGATAGGCGTTTCACCAAACGGAATGTCATAGTAGAATGTAAATTGTGCGCTTTGCATATTATCAGTAACGCCAGTATCAGAATTGAATGGCCTGCCGTGGCCATTTGTAAAATAAATATCTCCGTTGTTCACAGTTACATCGTTTGGGTCAATGTAAATTGATCTATTATCTTTTGCGGAGTAATTGTATGGCTGTATTGTGGTCATTGCTTGGGAGGTATTACTCGAAGCCTCTGACGTGTAGCCTATGGTTACTGTCTTAGTGTCAGTTGATACATTTTCTATATCAACATTAGCCGTGCTAAATGTTCTGCCGGCTGAAGCGAAGCTATTTGTTAAGGCAAATTTTGTTCCAGCAACAAAGTCTGTTGGATACTCGGTGGTCACCGTTAAGGTCGAACCCTCTGCCACTCCGTCTGAAGTAATACCGGCAATACTTCTGATTTTAAATTCAGTACCGGAGTATATTGAACCTTGGAATACTTGGGTATTGGTTGTTTTTATGCTTCCACTAAAAGATAAATTTGACTTAGCCTGATAAGTAAAAGTCGTATCATTGATAACAGATAAACTTGTAAAACCGCCATCACACAATGAAGACGCCGTGCCTTGCACTAGGATAGGTGTTCCACGCTGAAGGCCATGCTCTGAAACAGTAACAACTGTTACAGTGTTACTGCCGCTTTGCACCGTAATATCATCTATCTCAAAAGATAAATCTCCGTTACGGCTGTAAAACGTCGGAATGTTTTTAGTAAGTTCAAGCGTTTCCCACTTAGTTGACTGAAGCCCATATTCAAAGTCAGTGTCAATTAGGTTCTCTGGCTGGGACACCCTAATTTTTGAAACTGGGTCAACGTAACTTTCATCAAAGTCTACCGTCTGGTTATCCCACTCCACAAAAATTTGCAGCTCGTCTGCATCATCCATTGCGGTGGTGTCGTAGTCAAGCGTGATGGTTGTAGTGTAGTCATCGTAATCGAACGCGAACGTACCACTTTTGGTGGCGTCATTGAAAAGATAAATAATTTCCCCGCTGGTCACGTTTGTTATCATCAGCAAACGGCGCTTTGGGTAAACGTCATCAAGTAGGGTAATCTTTTGTTCGTCAGCGTCGAACTCGTAATTGAAGACTATCTTTTTTGCCATCTTTTCATCCTAACGCGATCGTAATGCCAATAGCTTGGTCTTGAGTGTAAACGTCATTACTATTTAAAGATAGAAATAGTTCCGCGTTTCCGGTTAAACTTAAAGCGCTGTTACTGTTGCTGCTCTGTATGACATTTCTTGTCAATGTTGTGCCTGAAGCTGTGTAGACACCAGTACCAATTTCGTAGCCTGCGCCATCTTCAATGACGTATGATACAGTGTCGCCATCTACTACGCCTGCATTAGCAAAGCTAGTAAAACCCGCAACGGGCGCCCCAATCGTGACATCACCGGTTCCAGTTGTCGAGGTTTCAACTCTAACTCTACTAAATAACTTAGCCATTTAAACCTACGCTGGGTCTGGAATTTCTACGTCAAATGCGGCAACTGTAAATGTGTTGCCAGAAACTACGCTTTGCTGAGTTGTGAGTGTACCCGTAACCAAAAGTCGAGGAGGGCTTGCTGTTGTGTCTGTAATAGCAAAATGTGTCGCCGTTCCAGATCCGGTAACTGATCCATCAGAAATAGCAGCACATGTGACCTTACGGCCAGATGTGTCGCCATCTGTAGGAGGCCCAAAATTTACTGAAGTGCTGTTACCAAGCGAATAAGTAGTATTTGCTTCAGTAGCATCTGTGGCTTCTTGTGATGTGATATCAATGCGGTTTGCTTCCTGATCAAGTTTATCAAGCGCTGCATCTAACACATAATCTGCAATGGTTGCCATCTTTATCTCCTAGAATGTGTTCACTTGCATACGCAAGCCGGATCCGCCAAATTTAGCAGTTTCGTTATTTGCATTTATACCAGCAATAGCCTGTTGATACAACGGCGCCCAAACTTGTGTTCTCTGGTCATCTACAAGGTACGGCGCTGCGTGCATGAGAGCGCCGTATAGGTAAGCGTCAGGGAAATACTGCAATATCCAGTTTGACGTGTTTGAGTCAGTTAATGGCGCAGTTCTGGCGTAGTAGTACAACTCCCCGCTGTACGTCCCGTCAGGGGTTGGCCAGACTTCTATTTGGCCACCGATGATAGAGTAATACCTCGGGCGCCCAGTGGCGTCATTATTGCCGTTGCGCTGCTTCTGCATGTAGACCGGCGTGACTAAGTCAATTGAGCGCTCGTCAACGTCTAGGTGAAAGCGTACAGCCTCTAGAAAGCCGCTGGGAAGCTGCGTGTAGCGCGCGTCGATGTCTGCAGTGGCTCGCTCTTCCATGCGCCAGTGGCGCACCTTGCGGTCCATGTCAGCTTCGGTCAACGCGATAAAGTCCGGAATAACCGCGTCTAAATCGCTGCGGTTTAGCCAGTTAGATATGGCCGATTGTAATTCTGCGTAGGTTGTAATGCTCACAGCGTACCCGCCCTTGTCCTAAATACTTGGTTGTCGCGGTCATTCAACCACTTGCGAAACGCTTTCGGATCGTCTGCAATCCCCTTGCGCTTCAGCTCATAATACACTGAAAGCGGAATAGAAGCTACCTTGTTGACGTCACCATATCTATCTGGGGTGTCGTTGTACTGGCGCCTATTTGATGCCGCAATTGATGAAACATCTTGCTGCGTTTCAACGACATACTCTCCCTTGTCGGTGACATGCCAGTATTTAGTGATGCCGGTCACTGGATCTTGGCTGAAAAGACGTTTCATGTATCCCTCCAAAAGTAGTGGGGCGACCGAAGCCGCCCCGCCTAAACTCATGATGTGCGTAGGTCGAACACACCAGCGTGCGCCGCCTCGTTAGTCACCTTTAAGCCGAATTCGGCCAAGACCATACTTTTCTCTGCGTCGCCAGTTTTCGCTAATGCGACATTCTGGATCGGACGTAGGTAGCACACAGATGCGTACTCTGGGTCGAGTAGGAACGCATCACGCTCACGCTGAAATCTGTTAGCCGTGACTGACAAAGTCCCGAAGTCGGACAGGTATACGTCAGCCGCACCAATAATAGTGGTTGGGCTATCTGATGGCGCTTGGTAACGCTGTGCCGCGATACCCGCGAAGCCTGACACAACTGTCTTGTTGTGCGGGCCTACCATCAAGATGCTTGGCTGACCGCCAGATGTAAATGCTTTTTGCATTGCATCTTTTAGCATCGCTTCGGTGAACGCGACCTTACCGTCGTGTGTTGCGTCGGCAGTGTCAGCCGCGTCTGTACGAGCGTTTGTGCCGTTGCCTGCTGGTGAAGCACCGTCAGTTGTACCGCCGGTTGCGAAAACGTCGTTTGTCGCAATCCACGCGCCTAGACCACCTGTCTCACGCGCCAGCGCTGAGTTGCCGGCATTTTGCGCGTTATTATCCGTAAGGGTAGCTTCTATATCCCTACGGAGTTCTTTGCCGCGCTTGGCCAACTGATAGCTAAACTCATCATTGCGGCCCGCCAAATCCTGTGCGCCCATGTTGTCTGAAACAATCAATGTGCGGCGTAGGATGTGCGTGTAGTTACCAACGCGAGTTGTTGCTGTTGTGGCATCAAAAGATGTCACATCATCACCATCTATGCGTGGTGTTGTGTCTGTGGCCGAAAGTGAGTCAGTCTGCCATTCAAAATATGTGTTAGACACATTTTCTGAACCGATGTTAGATTGAAGTGGAACTTCTTCAGGCGAAATATTTGAGATAATATCTGCCAAGCTCTCACGGATACCCACTGCGTCAAAAGACGTAAAGGTGTTTGATACGATTGCCATAATGGCCTCCTAAAGTAGAGATTTGATTGCAGCCGCGGCATCTTGCACACGGCCAGTTTGACGTACGCGCTGTAGCGCCTGTTGCTGCGAACTCTTCGGTTTAGGCTGCGTGTTACGAGATCCAGCTTTGAGTGTCTTGGTCTTCTGCGTCTTCGGCTTTTTCCGAGCCTCCGTTGCGCGTGTCTGACCTTTATCGTACAACATTGCTTTCCTCGCTAACTTCACAAGCGTTGCATTCGTTAGGCCGTTTACATCTTCTTCACTAAAACCTTCATTTAGAAGGAAAGCTCTAAGATCCTTGGCCTCTTTCGCGGCGACGGTATTATCGCGCCACTCTGGAATGATATCCGGCAGAATATTACGCTGTTCCTCAAAGTAGCGAGCCTGCATTTGATGCATCTTTTGCTGCTCCATCTCGGCTAAGCGCTGACGTTCAGCTTGTACAGCTTGCAATTGAGCTTCGCGCTCTTCTTGCCGCTTTTTCCACTGACGTTCTGCCTTTGCTGCCATCCTTGGGTCTGCATCATACAGAGTGTCCCAATCTGGCTCCTGTTCAACCGGCTGCTCCAAACGCGCCTGCAGTGCAGGGAGCATTTGTGCGTATTGAGCCCGTTCACGCTCTATATCCTCAAATTGCGCCTCCATCTGCTTTCGAGCTTCGGCCAGTTCTTGAGTTTTGCGTGTATAATCTCGCTGCCTTAGATTTCCGCGTTTTAACTCTTCGACGGTAATCTCTTCTCCATCTACCTCGACCGTGGCCGACAGTAAGTCAAAGGATGTGTCGTCAAGCTCTTCGGCGTCGCCTTCAGCTTCAAGATCGCCATCGTACTCTGAATCGTACTCTTGAGAGTACTCTTCATCGTGTTCTGGCATTTCGGCTTCCGCCTCTACGGCTTCAGCCTCAAGCGCATCAGGGTCTGTCACAGTATCCTCTTCAGGTGTGAGTAGTGCCTTGATTGCATTTTGTGCGGTGTTCAGATCAGTCCCAAGAGGGTTGTTGGTTTCTGACATGCGTTAACTCCATATTATGCGGCTACTTTTTATTTTTTTCAATAGTCGCGTTATCTTCCATTGCGCGCAGCTTTTGGCGGAAAGCCTCTAAGCCTTGCAGTTTCATGTATAAACCCTCTCTCCCGCCTTGGTCGTCAGGGGCAGATTTAGTAAACTGCTCCCAACAATCTCGCTCGAATTCATCCATAAACTTTTGGAGATCTGTATCTTCAAGGAGGCGCTTCGCCTCCCTGCCGTCATCTATGACTTGCTGTCTACTCTTCACGCGCAGCCTCTTTAATTATGTCTGCCTGTGCCTTCATAACCTCACGGTTAATAGACATGTCTGATCGGATTTTCTCGACGTTTAGCTGCGTGCCATACTTAGCTTTCATTTCTTCAGCTTTAACGTACAGCTCAGCTTCAAGCTCGTCGCGCTTCCGGTCGTCTTCCATCATCATCTTTTCGCGCTCAAGCTGTAACTCGGCAACTTTCTTTTGGATATCAGCTTGGATTTGCTGGATCTGGACAGCGATTAACTGCTCATTAATATCCGGCTTGTCATCCTCTGGCGGAGGCTGGAACTTGGTCGGGTCACCCCAGAATTGTGATGTGTCCTTGAAGCCCGCTAGATCTGTCATCGCCTTCAATGTATTAGCTAACTTCGACATATCCGTAAGCGGATTGATTGGACCCATTGTTGACATGGCCTCTTTCTGCATCTCCGCAATCTGACGCAGCATCATCATACGCTCGGTATCAGTGCCTCGGCCAAGCGCGACATTTGTGGATACGTCAAAATTTGTGTTCCACGTCCTTGGGTCGATTGGGATAAACTCATTATT